GCAATTAAGAATCACAATCACGTTACCTTAACCGACTTGGACAGCGTTACAGATTTGACTAATTTTAAAAATCGATGGAAGAATGTACCCAAGGCCAACGGAGACGTCAGCGGGGATCCTATAAGAGGTGGCAGGAAAGATGCCAAGAAGAATTTTAAATGGAATGCTGTCAGATTTGCCAACAAGGTTTATGCAATCTTTCACTGTGTAAATCATATTGACGCAGATATATTGCTGTGGATGGATGCTGATACTGTATGTCATAGTCCTATCACATATGAGAGACTATTAGAGTTGTGTCCAGCGGAAAAAGATCTATGCTACCTTGGTAGGAAAGGAAAATATAGCGAATGCGGGTTGTATGCGCTTAATCTTCGAAGCCATAAGACAAAGTTGTTTCTTAAAAAGTTTCAAGAATTTTACGACGATGCTGAAAATGGTATCTTCACATTAGGTGAATGGCACGATAGTTTTGTTTTTGATGCTGTGAGAAATCAATGTAACCTCAACGAATTAAATTGGAGTGAATCTCTTGCGGATCTAAGACCGTTCAAAGGAAGTTCAGTGGGAGAAGGTCATCCATTAATTAATTGTGCATGGGGAGCATATCTTGATCACCTCAAAGGCGACCGTAAAGACCATGGACATAGTCTACGTACTGATTTGAAAGTAGATAGACAAGAAAAATATTGGAGTACATTTAAATGATAGAAAGTCATGGATTTTGGTTTCCGGATTATGATGATCATTTTCCCAAAATGCTGGCAAAAAGCCTTAAGAATGACGGAGTAGTACGATATCAATGGAGGGCTAGAGATTCTGCAATTGCATCCTGTGATAACAAAAGAATTTGCCTTGATATTGGTGCAAATGTGGGTTTATGGTCTTGCGATCTTGTAAAACAATTTGAAAAAGTTATTGCTTTTGAACCAGTTGCTGAATTTAGAGAATGTTTTAAAAAAAATGTAACAGGCAGCAACTATGTAATTGAACCAGTGGCGCTTGGCCGTACCGAATCACTGATAGAAATGAATATTGTTCAAGGAAATACTGGACATAGCCATATTGATCCTACATCAGTAGGCAAGGGTTCTATTCCTTTAAAGACCTTAGATAGTTACAACTACAAAAACATTGATTTAATAAAAATAGACGTAGAAGGATTCGAAGAAGAGATCCTTGCAGGCGCAATGCAGACTATTCTTAAAAATAAACCAGTAATTGTTGTCGAACAACAGAAGCACGAATACAAAGACGCAATGACCGATAAGCCATCTATTAAAATATTAGAGTCTTGGGGTTATCGAGTAGTAGACCAACATAAAAAAGATTGGATTTTAAAATGCATAACATAAAAATAAGATTCTTTAGTGATGCATATAAACCAAAACGTGCCAGTCATCGGTTACGCGGTGAAGTCACCTGTCAAGCACTGGCTGACCAAGGCTACGATGCTAAAATTTTAGACAATTGGAATGACGTTGATTCAAATACCATTGTTATTTTCTTGAAACTTAGCTCAGTAGCTAGTATACAACGTGCCAAAGACCTGGGTGCTAAAACAATTTATGATTTGTGTGATAATAAATTTGGAGAAAAAGCAGAGTATGAGCCGTGTTGTCAATTAGCAGATGTAGTATCGGTTAACAGCATTAATATGGGAACCAGCGTCAAACATCACACCGGTCGAGACAGTATAATAATGCCTGATCCCTACGAAAGGCCAAAATTAACGCCTAAATTTAATCCTAACAAAGAATTAAAATTATTATGGTTTGGAAGTCAATCAAGTTTTAAATACTTACCTGTTGTAGAAATTTGGCTGCGCCTAGAAAAAGAAATCGTCAACTATACATATACTATGGTTAGTTCCAAAACTGATAGACTGCTTAATAAAATGAGTATGAGACAAGCTAAGGGGCAAATCAGTGGGATCAACTTTAGTAAATTAGATATGCAAGAATGGAGTTGGGATCATCAGGGAAAATTATTAACAGAATGCGACATTGTGTTAATGCCTGTGCAAACGGATAATCCAAGAACCGACACTAAAAGTGCAAATCGTGTAATTGATAGTTTAATTTCAGGCCGATTTGTAATTACCACTCCGTTGGCCAGTTACGAAGAGTTTGCTCCATATACCTGGCAAGGAGATTATATCGAAGGCATTAAATGGGCTCGTGACAACCCTGATCAAGTAATTGATAGAATTACAAAAGGTCAACAATATGTAGAACAAAATTATTCTGCAGGCGCATTAAGTAGTAAATACATAGAAAACATTTCGTATGCTATTAAAAGATAAAGTACAACACTGCATTGAAAACCAAATATCTATTCGGTTACATCTAGGATGCGGTCCAATAAAATTACCCAACTATCTCAATGTAGATGGTGAATACTGTGCCAACGACCCCGAAATCATAATACACGACATAGCCGACGTATATCCTATTCCTAATAATTGTGTTGACGAAATTTTAAGTGTACATGTAATAGAACACATTGAACATTGGAAAGTTCGTGGGATGCTTGCTGAGTGGTATAGAATACTTCGCCCAGGCGGTCAGGCAGCAGTTGAATGGCCTGATTTGTTAAAGGCCTGCGAATTTATTGTTGCTAACCCAGACTCGCTAATTTCAGATGATCGTCGAGTCTTAAAGAAAACTATTCATTCAGTATTTGGCAATAGTAGATATCAGAATAGAGCAATGATGCATGCCTACGGATATAGCGCGGCATCAATGAGTCGATTGTTTACCGAAGCAGGATTTAGTATTGTAAGATCCGAAAATAATTTGTATGCAAAAACTACATCAGATAGCAGAGTAATAGGAATAAAATAATGCACCCATCATCAATGAAAAATATGAAAACTCTCTTTGACAAATATGTCACTAACAAGTTTATATCTAAATCTACGCCTTGTAAAATATTGGATTTTGGAGGCAAAAATATTAGAGGATTAGGAACCTACTATGATCTACTGACTTCTGAAAACACTCCTTACAATGAACTCAATATTGATTACCAAGGAATAGATCTTGAGGCCGGTTCCGGGGTGTCTATTGTACTCGAGGATCCATACAAGGTACCATTGGAAGATAACTATGCAGATGTTGTGATTTCGGGGCAAATGTTCGAACACTGTGAATTTTTCTGGTTGAGTTTTTCAGAAATGGTTCGTGTGGTCAGACCAGGCGGATATATATTTTTAATAGCACCAATGACCGAAAGGTACATCGATATCCTGTGGATTGTTGGAGATTCTATCCAGACGCCTATGCCGCATTGGCCAAATGGGGCAAAGTAGAATTAGTAGATGCCTGGACTGATTATGACGGTAGCAAGTGGTGGGATCAAGTAGGAGCTTTTAAAAAATGATTGTGGTGTCAGATTACTATAAACAAAGTGTGGAATTAGGTAAAAAGTTTCAAACAGCAAGTTCCAGCTGGGCTGGAACCGATTGTAAAAGTTACCATAACTACATTAGAGCTCTGATGGACAAGTATAATGCTAAGACTGTGTTAGACTACGGCTGTGGTAAAGGTCAACAATATACTGATGTAGTTCCGTATATTTTGCCCAACAAACAACTAACTGAGCCAATGACTTTTCAAACTAGGATAAATGCAGAAAGTGTTTATAAGTTTGATCCTTGTGTAGAAAAGTTTGAGATAGAACCTGTTGGAGAAAAATTTGATGCTGTCATATGTACACAAGTATTGGGAAGTATTCCGGATGCAGACATATCTTGGTTGCGTGATAAGTTACTGAACTATGCTACTAAATTTGTGTTTATTGGTCTACATAAACCAGACAAACCAATAAAAGCTAAAAAAAGAATGTATGATCCTAGTCAAATAACATATCCCCGTACTATTGAGTGGTATCAGGAACAATTCAAAGATTGGACGGGTCCAGATTTGTATTGGTGGTTTAGAGACACCGACCATCCAATTAACAATTGGTATTCACTCGACCTAGGAGGGCTTGCAGAATGAAAATAATTAAGTTAGATAAGGTAAGAACTTTTTATAAACAAGACCCTGTCGGCTTTCGTCATCTGTCCAATGGCACGCTGCTAGATTATTCAACCATTGTTGTCTATTAAATGGTTGGGGGAGATTTATTGTTGATACATCTTTGTTAGCAACATCCCAACATACACTACTTGAATCATCAACCCATAATGGTACTCCGGATAGTACGCTAGCAACTCCACTACTGCTATTGAACACAAAAGAGGCTTTTGCCTTACTGAGATCGTCGAGTAATGAGATTTTTGTACTATCACTGATACTGATTCCAGGACCTACTAATTGTCGTAGATCAGCAACTTTTCCCGGATGTGGTCTCAACACAATAGGTAAATTAGAATATTTTCTTATTTCTTTAATTTTATTTGCAGACCACTGAACAGGATCTAATCCCTTCATTCCCCATCCGCCGTCTCGTTGAATTAATAATAAAATATACTCTCCAGTTTGATTCCAGTCTTTTAGACTTAATCCAGTATCATGAGATAACTGATTCCATCTAACAGCGTCTGAATTTTTATTAGCATACTCGCTGGTATCATAAAACACTCCATTGATACTGTATCTTAGATATCTACTTTCTTGGTCAGCAAATTTAAAACAATTTGCATCTATGCCCATTACATGATTGCCTTGTTCTTTTTGTTTGTTTACTACTTCCTGCCTAAATTTAATATTCACTGCATGCTGCATAGGGCTAGGCCATCCTAGAATAACTGCCAATTTAGCAGGACTATGTACATATTTTGTTTCAACGTGTACTCTTACACCAGCGGCTCGTGCTCCTTGTGCAAATGCCGTCAATGTATCAACTTTTCTTCCTGGCTCTTGCTTGTTTAGAGAACTCAGATAAACAACAACATCATTGGTCATCATACGGCGGGATCCAAATTTTTCCATCTTCGTTAAGGATATGCCAAGCAGTTCCGTCCTTCATCTCAGCTTCACTAAATTGTGCATATGCTAAATGTGCGGCCCAAGCTACGACTTCATCAACAGTTGGTATATAAGGACTTTCTATTTCTGACAAGTCTTGTTTGCATAAAGGTTGTGCAGCATTTGGCCCTAGGGTGATTGCAGGTTTTCCTAATAATAGTGCTTCAGTGGCGGCAATACTATTAAAAGTCACAAGACAATGTACATCTTTAGACAACGCCATTTCCATTGTATCCCCAGCTGTTCTATCTCGTCTACTGCCTTTTAATCTAATAACAATAGGACGATCGCTGTGTTTCTTAATAATATCAAGAGTTTCTTGCATCCATTGATCTAGATCTAATCCAAAGCACGACATGGCTTTAGCACTAGGCGGACATATCAATATGTTTCTGCCTGATCTAAATTTACTTCTCCGCCAGCCTGTAGCTTCAAGCCTGTCAAAAGGACGTTCTATAATAGGACCTAAATTCTGCATGGCGTTTTTTGTGATTCTGTGATAGAATTTTTTTCTTACATTGCCAAAATAACCAGTGTCTATATAATAATAATCTCTACCTTTTTCTGCACAGGCTTTCATATGTTTGTTTTTAGTAATGCCTCTAAATACCACTGGAGTTATAGAATTTTCAATTTTATCGTAATTGGTAATTTGGCCGCCACATCCAAGAATAAAAGATTCCATGTATGGGTCCCAGCCAAGTCCCTTAGCATCATTGAGATCTCTGCCGCCGTCGACGGCCACTGCTACATTGTTATCTAACATTTTAATATCCTCAATCACACTGTCAATGGTAGTATTGTAAACTTCTCCAGACGGGTCAACTCTATACTTTAATATTTTTTTAAAAACAGTTTCAATATCTTTCGGTATGTGGTCAAATGGTCCAACTGGCAATTCTTTTTTTAATGACTCTATCATTGCTGTATGTTCAATGGCCCACTGATATCCATATTCACAATGTCTGTAATTTTCAAACCAAGGCCCGCCTTCTGTGTAATGTATTACTTTTGGCGTCCCGTCTTGTGGTTCTTTGTACCAATTAACTAACCAATTATAGGAGTACGATAGTTCTCCAATTTCGTTGTCATTGAGCCATTGAAATCTATGCAAATAGGCTCCTGTTTCAGTGTTTACTGTATTCAAATCTAACTTTTGGTTAGCAGGATGTCCGCAATTCCACAAAACCAAAGAACTCCAATTTTTTCTTGGATAGGGCATTTGACGTTGCCCGTCCATTTTTGTTTCCTCGGTAGGAACATAATCGTGTTTGACTACCATAACTGCATATCTTTCGTCGGCACACTTAAAAATTTCATTGACGTCAATAGTAAAAAGAAAATCGCAATCACAAAATAAAGCCCACCCTTGATAATTCATTAGATGTGGTACTAAAAATCTTGTAAAGGTAAATTCAGTAGAACTTTGCGCATCATGTTCTCGTGTGTATACTCCTTTTTCTCTAAGTTGATTTTGTTTTAACGGAATTACCTCTGCATCTGGCTGTCTAGATTTAATACTAAATTTACAGACTCGGTATGCAATATCTTCTCTTGGGTCGTATCCGACAAAAATTTCCATATAGTTCCTTAATTATAATTCTGTTAATGCTGTTAATGCTGCACCGGATATCAATTCTGAATTATGAAATTGTCCGTAGGCTAAATGGCAGACCCATGCATATAATTTATCTGCATCCGGGTAGTACGGTGTATCAATTTTGGATAAATCTTGACTAGCAACCGGGCTTGCCGCATTGCAGGGAGCAAGAGTAAAAGCTGGAATTCCATTCATTATGGCTTCTGTGGCTGCTACTGAATTGTATGTTACTAGTGCAAATACATCATCTTTTAATGCTTCTTTTAAAGGCCTGCTTAATACTCTATCTTCTCTCTTTGGTGCTCGTTCTCTAACTTCTACAGGTCTGTCTGTGTATTTTTTAATTGTGTTTACAGTATCAACAGTCCATTGATCAAGATCAATGCCGTAAAATTTACAAGGTTTTTCGTCTGGCTTTGCAACAATGATTTTCCTTCCATCTTTTTTCCAAGGCTCAATAGTCTTGTTGAGTTTTTTCCATCGATCGTCAGGTCTTGGAATAATTTCTCCGTGTTGTAAATCATTTTTTACTATTCGATGCCAGTATTTCCATCCATTGGGATTAGTTGATGTTGCATCATTGCCAAAATACCCAGTGTCCATATAAAAGAAATTTCTGCTGTCGTTCCAGCATTGTTTCATAATTTTATATTTTAAAATTCCTCTGAGTATTATAGGTTCAGAGGAATTGCTGTAGACAAAATCGTCAGTTGAAACAATTTTTCCACCACAGGATGTTGCAAGTTTAGCAATGTATTGATCCTGGCCGTCTTTACTTAAAAAGATCCAATTTTTCATTTTCTTTCTATGTCTTCTTCTACACAATTTTCGCCGTACTGTATTTCAATAACTCGCAAGGGTTGATCAGTTTCATTGCATAACTTATGCCATTGAGTTTTATTGATATGTATGTGTTGATGTTGTGTATATTCACCTAAGAGATCCATGTCTAAGCTGTGATCTATGCTATAGACTGCGGCTGTACCTTCGGCCACAAACCAATGTTCTGCACGGTCTTGATGACGTTGCATACTGAGGCAGGTCTTGGGATTGACTGTGAGTTCTTTGAGTTTGACATGATTGCCAACTTCATGCAGAACTCGATAGTATCCCCAAGCTCTACTGGTCTTAGGAGCTCGCCATTCGTCTAGTATCCAAGAACTGCTGTTGGCCTTGTTTTCACCTCCAACCCCAAACACAAATTCGAGATTTGAATCAATCACATCCATCTCTGGAATGTTTTTTGCAGTACGATCGCCGCCATTGGCAAATATCAGTTCAGCATCTGGATAATGTGCCCTGACCTGATGGATAAAACGTCTGGCTGAACTATCTTCGTCATCAAAGGTATAGACTTCATCTACCATTGAAAGATTGTTGATCACACACAATCTCTCATTCCACGGCATAAAACTTCTACCTTTTTTACGAGTCAACCATTCGTCGCTGTTAAGCCCTACTATGAGACTGTCTCCCAGTGTACGAGCTGCTTTAAAGTAGGCAATGTGCCCACTATGTACGGGATCAAACCCGCCTGTGACTAATACTATTTTCATGCAGATATTTATCTGCGTA